TTTTGGAATTTAACTTGGGAAACTGATTATGACCGTGATGACGATTGGTGGACTGATCGTAAGGGCGGTTATGACGTAACGGTAAAGGTAGATGACTAATGGCAAACCATGTACACTATTCGGTGAACTTTCACCAAATCAACGAACAGGCTCGTGCAAAACTGCAAGAACTGTTCTCTCGTGTTCGTACTGATGGCAACTATCAGTGGTTCTCTGACATTTTTGTAGACGGTGACGAACTCACCTACGAACAGACAGAACAATATTCTTGGACTTTGGAAAACATTGGCCCCAAGTGGTGTTACTTTGAGGACTACAGTGCCGCAGAGGGTGATGTATACTTCAACGGTGAAGCAGCATGGAGCGCACCAGAAGAGGGACTTGTGAAACTTTTGGAAATCCTAGAGGAGTATGACCCTAATATTATTACGTCTATGACGTATGAGGATGAGATGCCCAACTTTGTGGGTGTCTATGTCTATCAAGGGTCGGAATGTTATGACGGATTTGAAGATGAATGGGAAGAATTGCGTGATCGTGTGATTGCAGAATCAGAAACCCTTACACCAGAATCATGGGATGAGGAAGAAGATGATTGGGCAGACGATGAAGCTCGTGATACATTTCAAGAAGAAATGTGGGAAATCATTGGTGACTCCCAATGGCAAATTATCCACGAATGCGTAGAACAACTCAAGGAAGATCAAAAAGAACAATGATGATTAAACCAGTGGACTATAGAGTCGCAACCTTGTTTGTGCAAGAGCGGCACTATAGTCCAGTGATGCCCAAATTAACAAAACATTATCTTGGCGCATATCAAGGTGAGGAGCTGGTTGGTATTTTGACTTTGGGTTGGGGAACTAATCCAATGGGTACAATTCGTAAGATGTTCCCAGAACTAACCACTGCTGACTATTTTGAGATTGGCAAGATGTGCATGGATGAGAAGATGCCACGCAACTCTGAATCACAGATGCAAAGTCTTGTGATACAGTGGATGAAGAAGAATACACCAGAAGTCAAGTATCTATACACATGGGCAGACGGTATTGTTGGTAAGCCAGGGTATGTGTATCAGGCGGCGAACTTTTTATATGGTGGATTCATATGGAGTGATGTATATGTAACCGATAGTGGGGAGAAGGTACACTTTCGGACTATACAACGCAAAATGAAGAAGGTAATGAACCGTATGGATACGAAGTACGGCCCTCGTCCATCCGACCAACATATGGGCGAACTAGGGTTTTCTCGTGTGTGGGGGAAGCAGTTTAGGTATATCTATCCATTATCAAAAAAGGCAAGGAAGTATCTAAAAGGCGGCAAAAGCACTATGGATTGGACACTACCATATCCAAAGGATGAGGACTTGCAATGGAAGATTAAACGCCCTGGCGAGACATCCTACACAGTCACAGACACCATGCCATACGAACACAAAGGTGACAGTGTAGAACACAATTCAAGCAACGTGAATAAGGTTGCAGACAAGTATGGCGTATCGACATTGGAGAGTTTTTTCACATGAAAGTATTTGCAGCTGGACAGGTACAGCAGATGTTACCGACCCCTAGTTATGAGGTAGTCCACAAACCCAAAAGAAAACCTCGTGTCGTTGAACCAGTGAACAAGACTGAGAAAACAGGATTGAAACTGAAGAAGAAAAAGATTGATGTGACGGCATAAATAGTACGTCAAAACGAGAGTATTTTAGTATGGAAATTATTAGTGACGAAAAGTATGAAAGTCTCTGGCAACAGACACGAGACTTTATTGATGAACACTGTATCATCAGAACGAAGCCAGGCACGACATTGCCAGGAAAGTTAGAGGGTACACGATATACATGGGTATTCTACCTACGCAATGGACTCTTTCGCACAGACTTTTTGAGTGCTGTGACACAGATGTGGGCGAAGAAGGTTGCAGAAGAGGTAGGACACTTTGACTTCCAGCTCTCTGGCCTAGAGACTGCATCTACACCTATGATTACTGCATTCCCTATCTATATGCAGGCGTTTGGGGTTCACCTAAACGGATATTCCATAAGAAAAGAACAAAAGAAATATGCACTACGCAATTGGATTGAGGGTTGTCCAGATTACACGCCGACTATGTTGTTGGACGATATCTGCAACTCTGGTGATTCAATGAGAACAGCGTATGACATTCTACAGATGTATGATTTGCCTGTATTACCATTTGCATTCAGTTTGGTGAACAAGGTAAATAGAGGTGTGCATGATGATAACTTTGACAAGGACTTCCTTATGCCGCCTGAGGTAAAACTACTACACCTCTATTCTCTAGACGATTTCAATCTGACAGGGAATGTAAAACTTCATTAAGGAGAACAACATGACAGCTGCTGAAAGAGCGCAATTCCTAGAAAAGAAACACAAATTACTACATGATAAAATAGAGGCCGCAGAAGCAGAGAAATGTCCAGACAAATACCTTACAGAAATGAAGAAAGAAAAACTTGCACTAAAGGATGAGATAAGCAGATTATGGAATCAAGTGGAACAGACAAAAAGATTATCTTCATAACCGACCTCATCGACCAGAGGTTACGAAAAGAAAAAGAGATAGAGTTCTACGAGACTGAACTCAAGAAAATCGAAGAGAAACTATTCTTTCTGCGAAAAGAGCACACATTGACGCAGACTATTATTGACATCATACAGAATGATAAAGTGATCGACATACGAGAGCAAATGTATGAAAGGTTAGAACAGAAGAAAGATGAGTAGAATAACGATAGAAGGACTTAACGACAGGCAGTGTAAGTTAATGGACGCCATATGGGCGATGCAGTCTTACGATGAAGTTATGGCCTTTCGTATGACCTTACATCCACTCATGCAACGTGAACTGGATGTACTACTAGAACTACTACGCTATGAAGCGCTTGAACCAGAGATACAGGCGATGCGAATATTCCCAGAAGCAGCAAGAGCAATTAAGAATATTAAGAAGAAAAATGGCAAAGGCTAAGTATACCCCATGCATAAAGGTTTGTACTCATAACAAAGATGGGTATTGTATTGGGTGTGGACGTACACAAGAAGAAGTACGAACATGGAAGTTTCGTTCTGAGGAAGAACAATTAGAAGGAATAAAGATGCTAAAGGAACGCAAGAAAGGTATACGCCCATGACGTATAGACCCCTACCAGACAATGTGACGATCAAGCGAAGTTCGATTGAGGGACTTGGCTTGTTTTGCGTAAAGATGATACCAGAGGGAACGGAAATCGGCAAGTCACATTTCTATTGGGGTGACGAACTGCAACGCACTCCGCTGGGTGCATTCTACAATCATTCCACCACCCCTAATATGATAAAGAAACGCACTGACTCACGCTTCTTTCTGTATGCACTACGAGACATATGGCCAGGAGAGGAATTGACTTGTACATACACCTTCTATCCCATGTATGACCGTAAAGAATACGAAAGAAAAAGAGCAGAACTTATTGACAAAAACGTACCACCTGAGTTATAATATGAGTATACCACACGTTAGGAGAACTGTAATGGAAGAGAAAGAATACGCTATATTCCTTCAAATTGATGACGGTGAATGGGACTATCTCAGAAAGAAGTCTGGTAACAACAGTTGGTCAATCAACGATCCAGTACTTGTCTTTCGCAATAAGGATGATGCACAACATGAAGCGAATAAGTGGAATACTGCATCAGTAGTGGAATGGCAATATGGGATGGTGGAATAAACTTGCAAGGGAGTCAAAGGATATGCCATACGTTATGTTGGTGTACAAAGACGGAAAACTCATTAAAAAGATACCTTATAACGGATACAGTGGCCATGCTATGATGGACGAAATCAAGTATCTATACCGATATGACTATAGGAAAGAAGATGGATACGAACTCAAATTTAAGGTAGAATTCGATGACTGATAATGACATGATTATCATACTACACAACCTCGCTAGGAAACTAGAAGAAATAGGCAAGTATGGAAAAGACCTAAGACAAGTCGCAGACAGATTTGCAGAACTCTCAAAAGAGGCGAGTGTATCAAAACAATGGAAACAGTAGTATTGTGGATAATGGAACTACCAAAAGACACCCCAATCATAGGAATGTGCCTTGCACCAATCGTAGAACCATCACTAATTGAGGAGTATAATGTATGGGTGAACCACTATTTGAAGTAACTCGATTCGACATCGACC